GTCGATTTCCAGCCAAGCCCTTACCGAATGAGCGCACAGCTTCTCGCTAAGGTGCGAGGATTGATCGCTCACGCACTTGATCCGCGTTCGATGGTGGGATAATGCCCGTTGCCGTCACTACTCTTAGAACCACATTAGCCACTGCTCTAGTCGATAACGCTAAGTGGCAGACCTTTGCCTTTCCGCCTGCAACAGTCCTTGCTAACTCTGTGATTGTTTCTCCAGATGATCCTTACCTAACACCAAGCAACAATCAACATATTGGCATTAGTCCAATGGCTAACTTTAAGATTGTTATGACTGTGCCATTGTTTGACAATGAGGGCAACCTTAACGGCATCGAGGACACAGTCTGTGGCGTGTTCGCTAAGCTCGCTGCCTCATCTTTGACCTATAATGTAAGCGCGATAAGCGCACCAAGTATTCTCAACGCTGCATCGGGAGACCTTCTCAGCTGCGAGATGTCCGTATCAATCCTAACGAGTTGGAGCTAAACATGTCCGAGTGGGAACAAGAAAACGCTGACTTCCTGAAGAAAATCGGGCAAGTAAGCACACCAGCACCAAAGCCAGTAACTACTAAGAAAGACGAGGAATAATCTCATGGCTGTATTTCTAAACAATAAAGTAGGCGTGAAGATTAACACTGTTGATCTTTCTGACCATGTCACAAGCATTACTCTGAATCGCACATTTGACGAATTGGAAGTCACAGCGATGGGTGACACAGCACACAAGTTCGTTAAGGGCTTGGAAGCATCATCTGTAACAATCGATTTCCTAAACGACACAGCATCAGCGAATGTATTGGCAACACTACAAGCTGCATGGGGTACAACAGTCACATGTGTATTCCTACAGGAAAAGGGAACAGCAGTTTCTGCTACTAACCCTCTCTATACTGTTTCTCTGTTGGTCAATAATACGACCGACATTAACGGCAGCGTAAGTGACATCGGAGTACAATCGATTACATTTACTGCTAACTCAACAATCGCAGTAGCAACTACAGGCACATTCTAAACAAACTATAAAGGGGCAAACTCATGGCAAAACTAAAGATAGTTCGTACAGATGGAAGCGTATTGGAAGGCGAGATCACTCCAGCAGTGGAGTACTCATTCGAGCAGTACGCTAAAAAGGGTTTCCATAAGGCGTTCCGCGATGAAGAAAAGCAGAGCGATGTCTATTGGTTAGCATGGGAAGTAACACGCAGGTCAGGTGAAACTGTCAAGCCTTTTGGTATGGATTTCATTGAGACACTCAAAAGTGTCGAGGTGCTTGATTCAGACCCTTTAGCTTAAAGCGCGATCTTCCATTCACCTATCTAATCGCTAGGCTAAGCATTAGGTTGGGAATCGCGCCACAGCAGTTATTAGATCTAGATAAGACCATGCTCGATGCATTAGTGCAAGGGCTCAAGGATGAAGCGAAAGAGGTGAGCGATGCCAGCAAGCGTAAAGGGCGGCGTTAAACTTCGCAAAGCACTTCGCGCTTTTGCTCCAGATCTTGCCAAGGAAACCCAGAAGGAAATTGCTGGAGCTCTTAAGCCTATTACTAAAACCGCTAAAGGTTACTTTCCCGATGATGGTCAAGTCCTAAGCGGATGGTTAGCGCGTGAGGGTTCGCAGGCTCGATTCCCTAGTTACAATGCTCGCATCGTTAAGGCAGGTGTTGGCTATAAGACTTCACCATCTAAGCCTAATCGTAGAGGTTTTAGATCACTTGCTCGCGTATTCAATAAGAGTGCTGCTGGAGCGATCTATGAAACTATGGGGCGTAAGACCCCGAGCAGTCGCTTTGTACAGAATCAGAGTAGCAAGTACGGCTCATCGATGAAGGGTGATGGCAAGATGGAAGGTCGAGCCTTATTTCGTGCTTATGAAGAAAACAATGGCAAGGCTAGAGATGCAGTCCTAAACGCTATCAAATCGGCAGCAGACAAACTCAATGCAAGAGCGAAGGTGTAACTCATGTCTAACATAGTCATTGATATTGCAGCGGAGTTCACAGGCAATAAAGCATTCAAGCAAGCAGAATCAGCAACCGATAAATTAGGCAAGCAAGCCAAGAAACTCGCAGCAGCTTTTGGACTTGGACTCAGTGCCACAGCAGTCCTTGCTTATGGTAAGGCCGCAGTCAAAGCAGCAGTAGCCGATGAGAAAGCCCAGAAGCAACTTGCTTTAGCTCTTAAGAATGTTGGACTTGGTAGAGATGCAGCAGCATCCGAGGCATACATTCAGAAGTTACAGAGCGAGTTTGGCATTGTCGATGATCTTCTCCGCCCTGCGTATCAGACCTTAGCGGTAGCAACACGGGATTCTGCCGAATCACAAAGACTGCTTAATCTTGCATTAGACATAAGCGCCTCAACTGGCAAGGATCTAGGATCAGTCACAGCTGCATTGAGTAAGGCTTATCTTGGCAATAACACATCATTGTCTAAATTGGGTGTAGGTATCTCCAAGGCTGATCTTAAGACTAAGTCATTCCTAGAAGTCACAGATGAACTTGCTAAGACTTTTGCAGGAGCGGCTACCGAATCAGCCAACAGCCTTGCAGGTCAGATGGCTAAACTTGAAGTGGCATCCGCCAATGTCCAAGAGATCTTGGGTAAGGGCATCATCGATTCTCTTATCATCCTTAGTGGCAATACTTCAGTCGATGAATTAGCAACAGACATGGAAACCGCTGCAACCAATGCAGCAGCATTATTGGCAACTATTAGCGAAGTTGTTAGAACACTCAATGCTCCACTTATGGCTGTATCTGGAAGCCTTGCAGACTTTATTATAAAAACTGATCCTTTTGTCGATTTCATCATCGAAGGCGATCCATCTGGTTTCTTTAAGAAAAAGCCTAAGCCTTTTACTACTCCAATGACTATCTCAGGTCAGGTTCAACTTCAGCAACAAGCCAAGATCACTAAACTCGTCAAAGACCAAGCAATTAGCCAAGCCAAGATTACTAAGGACAAGAAACTTCAAGCTGCAATCGATAAGGCTAACCTTGCCCTTAATAAGGGTAGCGATGTCTTTGACATGGACAAGATCCAGATCGCAGCAGCTCTTACATCTCAGGCAGAGCAATTAGGCAAGGCAACTAGTGCATCACAGGCTTTACAGATTGCTAACGATACTGCTCGCCTTAATGTAAAGCGTTCAATTCTTGCACTAGAAGATGCCATTGCTTCTAAGGATGAAGCCTCTATCGTTGCTGCAACCAACAAACTCAATGCAGATCTTAAGGTGCTTGGTGCGCTAACTGGTCAGAGCGTTAAACTCTCAGACATTAAGTCAATCCTCGAAAGCCTTAAGCCAGCAGACTTAATCAATCTGGCTAACCTAGATGCTGCTATTGCTAAGATGCTGGAATTGATAAGACTGCAAGGCACTAAGCCATCGGTCAGCGGTGGTGCGGTAGGCGGTTCAGGCGGTGGCGGTGCTGCTGTAACTCAGCCTCGAAGCATTGCAGAAGTAAATGCAGCGGTTGCAGAGCTTGGACTTAACACACAGATCCAGCCTAACCTTAGAGAGTACACACCTAATCAAGGCATGATCTCAGGCATTAGCCCTAATGGTCGAGAGTTTAACTTTAGCGTTACTGTAAACACAGGCATTGGTGACCCTAACGCTATTGCAGAAGCAGTGACTCAGATAGTTCAGGATGCTGTAGATCGTGGCACTTTACGAGGTGGCGCAACGCTATGACATGGCTCCCAGAGTGGCGCGTAACAGTAGGTGATGATGTCTATACGACTGTCACCTCTGTGTCGTTTGCATCTGGTCGCTTAGACATTGACCGCCAACCTACAGCAGGTTATTGCCAAGTCGAGATTATTAACACAGACAATTCGCCTTTTACCATCAATGTCACAGAGCCAATCACTTTAGAGCTTAAGAACTCAACTGGCACTTATGTGACTGTATTCGGTGGAGAAGTATCAGACTTTAATGTCGGGGTGCGTAGCCCAGAAGAAACTGGCTACATAACCACAGGCAAGATACTAGGCATCGGCTCACTGGCTAAATTGACTAAGGCTGTCTATAACACAGCACTTATAGAAGAATTAGATGGCGAGCAAATTGCAGACATTTTAGGCGCAGCCCTAAACCTTACATGGGCAGAGGTTACACCTACAGTTACATGGGATACATACCCAGCCACACAGACATGGCTAGATGCAGAGTCATCGATTGGCACTATCGACACAGGCTTCTACACAATGATCGCTCTTGCTGCTAGTGCTACTGCCAAGTCTCAGACCCTTGCAGATCAGATTGCGAACAGCGCACTCGGTCAGCTCTACGAGGAAAAGGACGGAGATGTCTCATATGATGATGCCGATCACAGATCTAACTACCTTGCAGCAAACGGCTTTACTAACCTCGATGGTGCATATGCAACACCAAGCTCTATCACTTCCACAACTCAGGTTGCTCGTATCCGTAACAGCCTTATCTACAAATACGCTACAGGATACGGATCGACATACAGCACCTCTGACACCGATTCTATAGCCTCTTACGGGCTCTTTGAGCGGTCAGTCGAATCTAATGTTAAGAACCTTGCAGACATCACCGATATCGCCTCTAGAGAGCTTAAACTTCGTGCTACGCCACGGGCATCATTAGGTGCTATTCGCTTTCGTTTAGATAATCCAGACATGCCGAGCGCGATGCTTGACAGCCTTATCGGGGTCTTTTTTGGTCAGCCAGTGCTAATCAACAATCTGCCGAGCAATCTTCTAGGCGGTCAGTTCGATGGCTTTGTTGAGAATGTGGCACTTAACGCGACCCCTACATATGTGGACATAACTCTCTATGTCTCAGCAACAGACTTCTCACTATCTACGACACAGTGGGAAACAGTATCCCCAGCCACCTTAGCGTGGACTGGCGTGAATGCTATACTAACATGGACAAATGCGACAGGAGTATTAACTTAATGGCACTTTCACCCAATTATGGCTGGTCAGAGCCAGATAACTCAAGCCTTGTAAAGAATGGTGCAGCAGACATTCGCACCCTTGGCGATGCTATTGACACCTCGCTTTGGAATGTAGGCTTTGGTCAAGCTGGCAAGAATAAGATCGTCAATGGTGACTTCGGTATCTGGCAGCGTGGTACATCTTTTAGCAATCCATCATCTAGTGCATACACTGGAGATCGTTGGCAGGTAAGTCACAATGGTACAGGCGCAACGCGTACAATTTCTCAGCAGACATTTACCCCGGGAACTGCACCTGTTGCAGGTTACGAAGCGAACTTTTTTTATCGCTATGCTTTGACTGTTGTTGGCACAGGAAACACTTACCAATTAATACAGCAACCAATCGAAGATGTTAGAACTTTCGCAGGTCAAACAGTGACTTTATCATTTTGGGCAAAAGCAGGAAGCAGCGCAACAATCCAAACTGATTTCGATCAATACTTTGGTTCAGGTGGTTCATCTGATGTTTATTCTGCACAGGCAAGCCATTCAGTAACTACTTCATGGACAAGATTTAGTCAAACAGTAACTCTAGGCACAATGACTGGAAAGACTATTGGTGCAGGATCTTTCTTAGCACCTAGAATCTTGCCTGCAGCCGCAACAACAATCACTCTAGACATATGGGGTGTGCAGCTTGAGTACGGATCAAAGGCAACTCCATTTGAGACTGCAACAGGAACACTTCAAGGAGAATTAGCCGCTTGCCAGAGGTACTACTATCGTCACGCTGAAGGTGCTTCGCAATCGATCGGCATTGGCACTTATTACGATGCAACGACCTTATTAACATTGGTTCAACTGCCAGTCACTATGAGAACTACACCGACAGTAGATCAAGTTAATCAAACTAATTATTTCCAAGTGGTTAGAAATAGTGGAACAGATGATTTTAATTTATTTACTTCTATTTCAAGAGCATCAAATAAAGCGGTAACAATAGACTGCACCTCAAACATTAGCGGCACAGCTGGTCAGGCTGGTATCGTTATGACTAACAATGCTTCTTCTTATCTAGGCTTTATAGCGGAGTTATAAATGAAACCAACATACACAGAAATTAAAAGCCCATTCGGAACGACAATTCAAGCAGAATACCCAGATGGGCGATTCCTGCTTATTCCTGCCGACCCAGCCAACTCAGATTATCAGGCATACTTAAAGCGCGATGAAGCCGAAGTTAAGTAAGGCTGCTATACAGTTACGCGAGCAGTTTGATGACTCGTTCCCAGATCGTGACCGCACATCGGATGGTTGGATCGGTGATACCCGACACGCTGCTCGCAAGTCAGATCATAATCCTGATGAGCAGGGCTGGGTACGCGCCATTGATGTGGACAAAGACTTATTCAAGGGCGGTAAGCCAGACATCATGGGAGATCTTGCTGATCAGCTTCGTACCTTGTCCAAGTCAAAAGCAGACAAGCGTATTAGTTACATCATTTACGATGGACGAATCTGCTCCAACATCCTTAACTGGAAGTGGCGCAAGTACACAGGGGCTAACAAACACATTAAGCACATGCATGTTAGCTTTAAGAAAGAAGCTGACAATGATGGTGCTTTTTTTCAAGTATCTATGTTAGGTGGAGAATAATGAATGAACTAAAGACAGCAGCAGGCTCATGGGCTAGAGCATTCCTAGTAGCAGTAATTTCAATGGCAGCAGCTGGGGTCACAGATCCTAAGGCTCTCATTGCAGCAGGTATTGCTTCAATCCTTCCACCTGTACTGCGTTACCTATCACCTAACGATCCAGCACTCGGCATCAAGAAGTGACACAGTCCGACTTCTTCACGCTTTACCTTGCCACCATTGCAGCTCTTGGTGGCTTGTCTGGCTATGTAATTACACACCTGCTGTCTGAGATCAAAAGACTCAACACGCGAGTCGATGAGATCTATAACATCTTGCTTGACAGGTAAACTTTTGTTATGGCAAGAAAAGCAACTAAGGCACTAGAGGAGCAAGGATACTCAAAGCTTGATGCTTATTGCATTGGGCTTTATGAGTA